CTACCAGATCCTCATGGATGCGAGAAACGACGATCTCGGGCTCGGGCTCGGCGTGGTTAGCTCGCGGTGGGTAACGCAACTCCAGAAGGACGAACCGATCAAGACTGGTAGCTATACGGTCCTGACGGGTCGAATACTTTACACGTGCAATGCCACGGAGGACGTCCGCGGCTATACCGGCACCGTAATCGACGAGCCGGTAATCGACGTGAATCTACAACTCGAAGGTGATACCGCCGGCGCTGCTGGCGTGCAGGTAGGAGGATAACAATGCCGCTTTCAGCTTCCAGCATGGCCGCCGCAGTTGGAGCCGCCGCCCGCAATGTGAAATTCACATCCGGCGCACAGAACGTGCCGCGGAAGATCGTGGTGATTGGGACATACGATCCGGCCAAGACCGAGGTAGATCCCGAGGTGCTGGCGCTGAGCGGCGGGCCAGGATGGGCTGGAGCTACCTACGGATTTGGATTTATGCTTCATCGACTTATCTCCGCGCTCGATGTCGGCGCGCAGGGGATCGAGATCCAAGTTGTGCCGCAGGAAGAAACAGGGGAAGCGACGCAGGCCGCAGGCGAGCTTGAGTTCGTGGGATCGGATGTGACCGCGGCCGGTACGCTGCATCTCTATGTAGCCGGTATTTATTGCCCGGTGTCGCTCGTGGTCGGAGACGATGACACTACGATTCCGACGAAGGTTGAGACCGCGATCAACGCGATAGCCGACCTGCCGATCACCGCCGCCGACTCGACAACTGCCGTGGTAACGACTGCGAAATCCGCTGGACCGTGGGGCAACGATATCAGCCTGACGTTCAACCAGGGATTTCAGCAGGCGCTACCGGCCGGCGTGGTGTGTACCGTTACCGCGATGACCGGCGGGACCGGCATACCAGATGTAGCCGATGCCCTGGCCGTACTCGGGACCGGAGACGACGCGAACGAAAAGCAGTTCACCGACGGTCTTTGCGGGTACGGGTATGATACGGATACCCTCGACGCTATCTCGACCTGGAACGGCGTAGGAAACGATCCTATCGGCCTCTATCTGCCCACGGTTGCGCGGCCTATCCGCTTTCTCGTGGGCGACGTTTGCGGCGCTTTCGAGGGAGACCAGGGCGCCGCGGCTCTGGAGGATCTGATCACGATCGGTGACGCGCGCGCGTCCGACCGCACCAATGGCCTCGTGGCGGCCCCGGGCTCGCCAAATCACCCGATGGAGATCGCGGCGATCGCGCTCGGGACCATGGCGCGGCTGAACGACAACCGCGCGGCCGAGTCCTACGTCGGCAAGGTATTACCCGGAGTATTCCCGGGCGCTCTGACCGACCGCTGGACCAGCGAATATGACAACCGGGACGCCGCTGTCAAAGCCGGTATCAGCCCGACCGTGGTTGAGGGCGGCGCGGTGTTGCTCCAGAACGTGTTGACCTTCTATCACCCCGAGTCGGTTACGCCGGACAGCAACGGTTATCGATCGATGCGCAACATTTCGATCGTGCAGAACCTACTCGAAAATATCCGCGCGAATTTCCGGACCGAGAAATGGCAAGGCATTTCGATCGTGGCGGACGTGGCGAAAGTTACTAACGTTATCGATCGGCAGAAGGCGCGGGATCTGGATGCCGTGATGGATGACCTCGTGGCGCTCGCTACGGCCTTCGAGTCGAAAGCGTGGATCTTCTCCGCTGCTTTCACGATCGGGCGCTTGCAGGCCGGCGGGTGTCTTGCCGTTCGCTCGGGTGGTCTCGGGTTCGACATCATTCTCCCCGTGCTGCTGAGCGGCGAGGGCTCGATCTACAACATCGAAGTCCAGTTCGACACCAATCTGTCCGTGATCCTGTAGGAGGATATCCATGCCAGGCTCAACCCGTAAATTCACGATCGAAGGCATTTCGTACCTTGTAGCAGCCGACTCGAATCTGACCCATCTGCTCGCGCGGGTGAAGAACGAGGGTATTCCTACCAGCGGCAAGACCCAGATCAAAAAGACCTTCGTGGTGCCGCAGGCCGACGTTGATCTGATCGTGACGCCCTCCGAGGCCGAATCGATCAAGTCCACGATCGAGGGCCTTTCGACGGTCAAGGTGTCGTACACCGATATGGAAGGCAACGTCTATCGGTGTGTCGGGCAGGTGAGTGCTGAGAACTACGAGCGGCAAGAGAACAAGCTGAAGGTGACCGTTATACCGGAAGACACGTGGACGTTGTTTCCGGCGTAGCATAGGCGCATGAAAACGGAGGGCGACAAATGGGAGGCGTACTGTCAAAAGAAACGGCGGCCGATCAGCTGAAGGTGTTGACCGATCATTACGAATTCGATATCGAGGTTTTACCCCCGAAACTGAAACCGGCTATCGAGGCGTCATTACGCCAGATCGAAAAAGGCATTATGGCCGGCCGCTTGGAAGTGCAAATAGGGGCTGGCGCGGACGATTGCAGCGTCACGCAGCACTTGTTCCGACCTGCTCAGGGTATGCCCAATCCGATCGTATACGGAGAGGTAACCGGCCGTTGCAAGATCGGCATCCGCGACGATGGCACCGACTACGGAAAGATCTACGCGTTCCTGGCTGCGCTCTGCGGCGAGAACGCCATGGTTTTCCAGAAAATGAGGGGGCAAGATCTCTCGCTCGCGGAGGCGCTCGGAGCGTTTTTTTTACAGGTATAGGAGGCCGGTTAGATCGATTTGTAGGAGATATGTTTTACCATGGCGTCCAGCCATCGGAAATACGATCGATGAAATGGTCTGAAATGAAATACTGGCAGCAATGGACCAAGGCGATCGACAAGGCGAGGTTGGGCGTAAATAGTAAATAGGGTAAGCAAATGGCCGACTACGCCGTATCAACAGTATTTACCGGAAAGGACGGCGTAACCGATAAGCTGAAGGGTATGGCCGCGGCCGCCCGTAAGTTCGGCGGTGATGCTGACGGGGCGTTCCACCGTGCTTCTGCTGTCGCGTCGCAGTTCAAAGCGACTCTCGGCGCCTTCCTCTCGGCGCACGTCATAACCCGCGGCATCGGCCTGTTGACACAAGGGGTTCGCGGGGCGATAGACGAATACGTAAAGCTAAACGATGTAATCACCGCGTCTGGTGCTATTTTCGGTGGATACCAAAAGGGAAGCCGCATATTCGAGCAGCTCCAGGAGAAGGCCCGCGAGATCGGCGCTACCACGGAATACTCGGCGGTACAGGCCGCGGAGGGTCTACGCTTCTTGGCCAAAGCCGGTTACGAACCCGCCTTCGCCATGCAGGCATTAAAGAGCTTCGTGGATCTCGCCGCCGCGTCTGAAGAAGAATTTGCAAGCGCAACGTCGATGGCCTCCGACATACTCGGCGCATTCCGACTCAACACTGGCACGACTGAGGAGCGGCTTACCAAATTGAGGGTAGCTAATGACGTGCTGGTGAAGACGGTCAACATGTCGAATCTTAGTTTGACAGATTTATTCGAGACGATCAAGTTCGCCGGCCCGGTAGCCGTAGACGCCGGCGTATCGCTCGAAAAGTTCGGCGCCATCGCGGCATTCGTAGGTGGCGCTGGTATCAAGGGCTCGCTCGCCGGTACAGCGATGAGATCGGCGCTTCTATCTCTCACCGGTCAGTCGAAAAAAGTCCGAGAAGAATTCGGCAAACTCGGTGTCAAGTTCAAGACCGCGGCCGGGGACATTCGGGATCCTGTCGCGGTGTTCGAAGACCTCCGCAAAAAAATGGAAAAAATGGGCACCGCGCAACGCCTGGCGATTCTCGGCGACGTATTCGGCGAGCGCGCGATAAGTGGTGTAAGCGTATCGATTGCCGGCGGCGCTGCGGCGCTTGGAAAATACGAACAGGCGCTATTGAATACGAAGGGCGAATCGGCGAAGACTGCTGACATGATGCGCCAGTCGATTGGGAAGCGGCTTGATATTTTGAAAAACTCCGCGCTGGATCTTGGCTTCAAATTTATTGAAGCGTTCGAAGATAAGATCCCCGGGGGGATTGACGCCGCGGCGGAAGCTGTACGCAAATTCGACGTAAAGAGCGCCATCGAAGGGGTCAAAAACGTAGCGATCGCGATAGATGAAATATGGAAGGCGATAGATAAAATAAAACCACTCGTTATTACCTTTGTGGGGATCAAGACGATATTTGCGGTTATCGGATATTATAAGGAATTGAAGGCCGCAATCATGGGCGCCGAGGTTGCTCAGTGGTCTCTGAATGCAGCCATTACCGCCAACCCGATCGGCGGTGCTATAATTGCCGTAGGCCTACTCGGGACCTCTTTGTATATGGTTTATAAGAACTGGGATGATATCGTAGAAGTCACGTCGTTTTTTGCCGATATGATCCATAACAAAATCTTGGCAGACATAGAAGCTATGAAAAAGGCTTTTGGCGGTTTGTTCGAGGACGTCAAGGCGGGTTATCGTGCTCTGTTCGGCGGCGGCGAAGGCGGTTCCCGATATGTACCCATAAAAGAAGTACCATTGCCGGAAATACCGCGCGTGACTGAGAGGCCAGCATGGGAACCATTGCCTACACAGAGTAAACTTCCTCAGAAGTCGCCATTCGAAATCGAAGAAACTGCGACCAGTCAGGAAGCGGAGCGGGGAGAAGTGGCAAGGCAAAAGGCCGAATCGGAAAGGTTGATCGGTTTCTACGGCGAGCTAAACATCAAGGGCGCGCCGCCGGGATCGACTATGAAATCGAAAACCCGCGGCGCACCCCCGATCAATATCAACGGATTAGGGCCAAATCTATAATGGGTATTCTCGGCGACACATGGGATTCGATCGTAGCCGCGTTCAACGGCGGCCCAGCCAACTGGCGGGAACGGCTGGCCGGCGAGATATCCCTGATAAGCCCGGAGGGTAACGAGTTTACCGCTTACTGGCGCGGCAATTCTCGCAGCATGGCAAAGAAGCTCGGCGTGCTGAAACACCCAAAGATCAAGGGCGACATCGTTCAGGATATGAATGTTTCGTCCTGGCTCTATCCGATCTCTTTCTTTTTCGCCGGCGAGAACAACGACACCGAGGCGAACAGGTTCGGCGCCGCGTGTACGGAGCGCGGGACATGGGATATTACGCATCCGGTTGACGGCTTCCATACGTTGCAGCTTGTATCCGTGACTCGTAATGACAACCCGGTTGAAAGCGGCGGCGTGACCGAATTCAACACCGAATGGATCGAGCCGATCGATCCGCTGTCTCTCAAAACCGGGCGGGAGATGAAAGGAATTATCGACAGCAAGGTCGATGATCTGAACGTTTCCGCCGCTCAGCAATTCGCTAACAGTATTCTCGCGACGTCCGAGGGGCTGAAGGACGCGATCAAAAACACGACGGACGGTATAGCGCGTGTATCTGACCTGCTGCTGAGTCCGCTATTTACCACGGTTGATGCCCTGGACAACGCCGAGAACGCGATTCAACAGGGCATGACGGACACTTACCAGGCTACGATCTTTCAAGTCGAGTCGCTGGCCGGGCAGGTGCAAAACCTTATTGAGCTTCCCGTATTCAGCGGTAACGGGCTCGGAAACAGAATGGTTCCCTATGCCGATCTTGCCGCGGCCTTTCTCGCAATGCGGCCGGGCGAGTCAGATAGAACGGTCAGAAATACCGCAAGTGACGACGAAAAGGTAAACGCGATCGCAACGCTCGAGCTCGGGCTCGCCGCAGTAGTCGCATCGATCGGCCGGATTATTTCTACCCTATCCATCGTGCCACGCGGCGCGGGGCCGGCCGACACTGGGGCGTTAGCGACTCGCCCGCAGGCGATCCAGACGATAATCGATATTCAGGCGCTACATGATTCGATCATAGAGGGTATCGAGGCCGCGGCGGACGAGTATAACGACCGCCTGATCGACAGCCAGTATTACGCGTTCCTCTTGTCATACTCGGACATATCCTCGCTACTCGGGCTGGCGATTGAGTATTTGCTTTCCGCCACCGAGCAACTCGCGATCGAGCGCCGGTACACGCTCGACAGGCCGCGCGCGCCGATCGAAATAGCGATATCGGAATACGGCTCGCTCGGCGCGGACGACGCTAACTTGGATATGTTCATTCGATCCAACGACCTGCACGGCCCGGATATTATGTTGCTGCTGGCCGGCCGGGAGGTAGTGCTATATGCCTAAGGCTACCCCCGGTATTCCTTACACCATCGTCTACGGCGATCGGCTGACCACGATCGCAAAGCAGGCTTACGGCGACGGCCGGCGCTGGCGCGATATCTGGGCCGCCAACTCCACGGTGCTCAAGAGCGGCAATCCGAACATGATCTATCCGGGCGAGGTGATAACGATACCGCCCGACAAGCTCGCGGCCGCGGCGCTATCCGCCGTTGCTGCCGCCGCGGAAGATGACTTGCCGGATTTGCCCGAGAAAGAGCCGGACGATTTCACGATCATCATCGATGGCATGGAGATACCGGTCATGTCGGGCCGCGTCGTCCGCGCGGCAGATACCGCTGCCTCCGGCTGGTCGGCGACCGTTGCGTTTACCGAAAACGATCCCGATCTCGCGAAGTCCCTCACGCCCTACGCGTATCCGAAAGCCTCCTGCTATCTCGGCGGGTATCTCGTGTGCGAAGGCTATCTTTACACGGTCGAGCCGAAGCTGGCTGCCGCGCGGACGTGCGAGCTGGAAGGCTGGAGCTATGCGGTAGATATCATCGATAGTACCAGTAACCCGCCGTATGAGCAGAAAAACGTAACGCTAGAGCAGCGCGCACGCCACCTTGTTGAGCCCCTGGGTATTACCGTCGTTTACGAGGCCGGCGACACTAAGTTCAAACGGGCGACGATCGACGATACAGAAAAGATATTCGATCACCTGGCGAAGCTCGCATCGCAGCGCGGCGTGCTGATCAGCTCGACGACAAAGGGCGAATTGCTTTTCACGATGGCGGCTTCTGGCAAGCCAGTTGGCACGGTGTCGGAGGATATCGCGCTCGGCGAAGCGTTCGAGGCGCGTTTTGACGGTCGGCAGCGGTTCAATATCTACAAGGTTCTATCAAAAACGCCGGGCCGTAAGCGAAAGGGCAAGAAGAATACGAAGGTACAAATCGCAAAA